TTTTGCCCCTATAAAGGGCATAATATTAATGGTAGCTTTATCTACTATTATAGACACTTGCTTCGGAGTATGGAAAGCTAAAAAATTAGGAGAACCTATTACGAGTAAATTGTTCCGCAATGGGTTAATACCTAAGTTAGTTAGTTATATAGCCGTAGTGATGCTTGTATACGCCTCAGACGTCTTTATCATAAATGCTTTGACAACGAGTGTAGTAAGCGTACCTTTTATCTCTACAAAGGTAATTGCCTTAGTATTACTCTCTATCGAGGTTAAGTCTATGGATGAATCTTGGATAAAAGTTAAGGGCTATTCGTTTATTGATAAAATTAAGGCTATTATTGTAAAACTAAAAGACGTAAAAAAGGAACTATAATGGAATGGTCAATAACTTTCTCCGCCCACTATCCGCACGACCGCTTCGCTCTTGGGTGGGAGTATATAGCCCCTTCTAAAGAGTATCAGTATAACACTATCACTATTTATTTATTTATAATAACCCTAAATATAGATTATGCGACCCATTAATAAAGTAATTATACATTGCTCAGCTACTCCTGAGGGTAGAGATGTTAAGATAGACACTATACGCCAATGGCATTTAGATAAAGGCTGGAATGATATAGGTTACCACTACGTTATAGAGTTAGACGGACAGATACAAGCGGGGAGACCTGTAGAGCTTTTAGGGGCACATTGCTTAGGTCAAAATAAATTTAGTATTGGTATATGCTACATTGGCGGTATGGATAAAAAAATGACTAAGGCTAAAGATACTCGAACTAAGGAGCAAAAAGAGTCTTTAATCTCTTTAATCGCTGACCTTCGTAAAAAATACCCAGTACTATCTATCCACGGACATAACGAATATTCTGCAAAAGCTTGTCCAAGTTTTGACGTATCTAAAGAGGGTTATTAATGCAAGAAAATGACCTCTTCGAGTGGTTACAATCAAATATCTATTTTGACTTAGTTAAGGCTAATAATCAGATGTCTCGTTGGGACTGCTATTCTCCAGCTACTAAGCATAGAATAGAGCTAAAGTGTAGAAGGACTCACTACGACACCTTATTACTTGAAAAAAAGAAGTATGACGCTATGCTCCAGGAGACGTCTAAACACTCAGACGCTGCTATCTATATCAATTCAACGCCTAAAGGTATCTATTTATTTAACCTCCACGATATAACTCCTCATTGGAAGGTGCAATATATCAGGGCTACAACTGAGTTTGGCAATAGCAACCGAATAGCTAAAGAGGTTATGTACTTAAACGTCTTCGACTCTCGAGTATTAACTACGTTTTAATCTGCCTGAATTTTTCCGAAAACTTCATTCACTTTGTCACAATATATCGGCAAGGTTTATTGTGCAAAATTAGGTAGCATTATTCCGACATTATCCTAAATTAAAGCACATAAAGTACATTATACTGCACTTTAGTAAGTAATTACGTATAATATCGAATAATTACGTATAAAAGAGCGTTTTACTGCACTTTACGCAATTAGGTATATTACAATTATTGCGCCGAGCATATATCCAATAGCAGACGCTAAAGCTATTTTAAAACGTTCTAAACGATTTTCGCTTTCAATTAGATAACTTATAAAGGGCAAGGTTAAAAAGGGACTTATAAAAGAAAAGAATAGCATTCCTACGACATTAAACTCGCTAACGCTTCTAATGTAGAATGTAGATGCAATTTCTATTATTAAGCAACTAATACCGATTATTATATATTTTTTCACTTATAAAGCTATAAATAAAAACAGCGTTACAATAGCTATAAAAGATATAGTACGATTTGTTCTAATTTGAGTCTTTTGCTCCTCGTTCTCCAAGTGTAGACCCATATTTTCAGCGTCAATAGCATATACAAGCGATTGTAGAGACTCTATATCTTTTTTGGCACTATCTATTACCTGATACAATAAAACCTCTTTAGAGTGGCTTAAAATGGCTTGTTCTGATAAACTATCCTTTTGCAGCAATTCAATATAGACTCTATCCATCTGAGGCAAGGTTATGCAGATAGTCGTATCGCCAGCCTCATCTATTAATACGGTCTGCGAATAGCTGAATTTTGTTAGTAGTATTAGAGCTGCGATAATTATTGATTTTTGTCTCATATTTTATTTTGATTGTGTCAGATTTAAGTTTAATTTTTTCTATTTTTTTATATATAGTATCGGTATTAGTTAAGGTTATAACTCTTGGAGGCGGCAAAGCTTCTTTTTCTTTTGATATATGAATCAAAGTTGTAATAAATAGCGTAGCAGATATAGCTACGATTAGGATTAGTTTTATGTTTAGGCTCATTTTTCTATTGTTAGTTCTCCGATAGGGAGCGATAAGGTGTCGTGGTCTATGCTATTGATAATTACGTTAAAGTTATGGACTGCTCGAGCGTGTACCTCTGAGTCTAAACCTTCTACGACTTCGCTCTGTTCTTTAGCCCAAAGCTCGAAGGAACGTATAGACTTTCTAAAGCCATTATTTGGTAAGCCCACCGCATCGGCAGCGGTGAGCATCCTAACGCTTAGCAAGTATAGTTCTATTGATGGTTTCATTAGTACCCTAATTCTTTTTTAATTTGCTCACTTATAACCTCTTTGCGGTGTTTACGTTTTTCACCTCTTAGCTCCTCGTTATTTAACTGGGCTTTACGGTTAGCTCGTAGGATAGTCTCTACTGCTTTGTAATGCTCTGCAATAATCAGGGCGGATAGTACGTTAATTCCGTAGACCTCTTGCAAGGCTTTGCGTATTAATTTTTTAAAATTGTCTCGAGTCTCAGGGTAATCTCTGAGCAGCTGCTCTACTTGTTTAGTTGCGTTTTTCATTTTATAAATTGGATTATTTTGTTATAGTCTCTTTGCATTAATTTGTCACTTTGTAAAAGGTCTGTTATTTTGTCTATCGCGTGTAGAACGGTAGAGTGGTCTTTGCCTCCGATATAAGCTCCTATTTCTTTTAAAGTAGATGAGGTATTTTGCTTAGATAGGTAGCAGAACATATGTCGAGCGTCTACCAAGTTACGAGGGCGTTTAGTACCTCTTATATCCTCTTTGGTTTCGTTGTAGTACATTGATACTATCTCCATTATTCGCTCAAAGTATAGCGGCTCTCCGTTGCTCATTTGCATAGTAGTACCCAGGTTATGCTTATTTCGCATACTTTCAATCCTTTTATCAATATAGCCCCTATATTTTAAAGCCTTCTCGTAATCTGCGATAAGCATACCCATAGCGATTATAGTTTGCTTAGCCTCTCCCAGCTCTCTCTTCATTACTCTCTCACTCATATTAACGTCTTTATATATTCCCTTGAAATTTTAACTCTCTCTATTAATTTTTCTATCACTTCTATATCGTATTCTATGTCAAAAGTCTTTATCCGATATTTACTTTCTACCTCTGAGTAGTCTTGTGGCTCTTCGTAGCTTAAATGCTCAGGAGTGTTCATAAGTACGTAGCAAAGTGTAGCTTTACGTTTACCAGTTAAGTGCATATATACCATTAATTGGTAGTAGTAATCTGAGTTTGGTATCTCGTCTTCGAATAGCGGGAAGGTAAAACAATCCCAAGAGCTTTTAATATCTACTATTGTGTCCTCGAGCATTACGTCAGGCGTTCCACAAAAATACTCATCCTCAAAAAACTCTTTGTTTTTTATAGCGAATAACCATCCAAGCTCTGCGGCTGCGTAGTCTATTGCTGAGTCCTCAACTGCGTTACCTTTATCTAAGTACTTGCTTTTAATTTGCTTACGTATGCCGTAAAGCTCAGACTTTAACCACTCTTGTAGGTGGCTTTTGGTAGTTTGACTTAACACCTCGCCTTTGGAGCGAGGGTTAGTCATTAGTTTGCCAGCCGATGAGGCTCTTTGCTTAAATTCCTTTAATTGCATCCTCGTATTTTTGAGCGTTTACGTTACTTATTGAATAATGCTCTCTTATTTTTGCAATCGTTATACCTTTAGCAAGAGCAGCCTTCCAGGTATTATCGTTTTCGTTAATCCAAGGCTTAGTACTTTTTACCGCTTGGCTTGCTGAGTTAGCGTCATCGTCTTCAGCTTGTAAGCCTAAAAGACTTTGTAGGGTGTAGCGTCTATAATAAGTAACCGCCGACCCTAACTTTTGTGGGTCATCCATATTAGGTAAAGCTATTGAACTGGTAACGCTTTCGCCTGAGTCGGTGTCTATAATTTGAGAGCTTACCTCGCCATTTAAAATAGGCTGCAATAGTAGTAGACCATTCTTTTGTAGTAATGGCTCTGTATGTCTTAAAAGCCCGTTTATATCAAAGTACTTAGATTTGAAAAAAGGGTTTGTTTCGTCTTTGGAGATAGCTCCTATCTCTTTTTTAACGGCTGCAAGTTTATTGTATATTGTCATAATTGTTTATTTTTGCTGAGTTATTGTTAATGATTGTTTAGGGAGGTGGCTTCGGCTGCCTCTTTTTGTTGGTAGTAGTCTGCTAAGGTCTTGCCGTTATAGTTGGCGTTACGTATAGCTAATTTTATTATCTCGGTCAGAGCTGGCTCGTTAAAGTTGGTAATCTTACGCTCTCCGCTTATAACGGTATTGAGGGTATGTACGCTAATTAAATGTCTCTCAGATACTACCTGGCGTTCTGCTCGAGTAGTATTAGCTTTTATAGCTCTTGTTAATTGTTTGCCTAAATATGGTTCGAATTTCATAACTTCTTAGTAATTTTGGTTAAAGTCTCTACCTGGTCAGACCAGTAACAATCTTTGGTAGCTTGAAAGTTTTTTTCTGCTGAGGTAATTTTCTCCTCAAGGCATATCGCTACCCAGCTACGTTCTTCTAAGTTTAAATCTATTATCATTGTGTTTAATTGTTTTGCAAATATAGTATTTATTGTTAATACAAGGTTATTTTATTTTAACTTGTACGTTTATTTTTTTCTTTTAATTTTAAGTCTATAAGTTCAAGTATGCAGACAAAGCCTATCACAAAATTAATAGTTCCGTAAACCTTGTAGTCGCAAATTGCGACCATAAAACCAAGTGGCATTAATATAGTTCCTACTTTTAATATTTGTTCTTTCATAATTTTAGTATAAAGTGTAATTTAATCCTGATAATTCTAATTCTTTTTCGATATTGTATAGCATATCTTCGCTTTCGTAAATGTCCTGGTATTCGTCATAGCTAAAGCCGAGCTTTTTACTTGTTTTTTCTAACCACTCAGAGCCAGCGGTAAAGTCTTTAGGCGCGAAGGTGATTTGTATTCTGTTCATTTTACTAAATAATAAGAGTTAGATGTTGCTAAAAAATTAAACCAGTCAGCATCGGTATTATGCTCAAGCTCCTCGAAGGTAGCTTTTGAAAACTGCGAGGTGCGGTACTTACTATCCTTTACTCTTATAGTGAAGGTGCGGTCTTTTTGATTTGCTTTTACGTTCATTTCTTTGTTATTGTACTGCAAATATAGTATTAAACTTTAATACCAAACTATTTTTTATTTATTTTTATTTCTACCATATCGTCAGCTCCTTTACTACTGGTTATTAAAATACTCTTTATTACTTTGTATCCATCACTCTCGAATATTATATCCTCTATCATTTTTACCATAGCCACGCAGTTAGAAGCGTCTAAGGGTCTGCTTTTAAAAGTGAAGTGGTATTCTGTATCGTAACTCTCAGAGGCTGGCAGCACCTCCTTAAATTGGCTTTTAACTATTAGAATGTAATTGTCTTTTAGCTTTTTACGGAACGACCAATGCTTTGAACTATACCAAACATTAAGCGAAACTTTCGGGAGGTCTTTTAAAATTATTTTCATTTAACTACAAATTTATTTTTTTATTCGGATTGTATTTTTATATTTGCAGAGATATTAACCGTTAGGAGGTTATTAATTAAAGATATTTAAAGACCAAGCTTTAGCAGTAGTCCTAACCTACTTCTAAGGTAAGGTCTTTTTTTTTATTAGTTTATTGGTTAATCTTAAAAACCATTATAAATTTATGAGTAAAATTAAAAAGTTATTTTTTGATTATCAAGACCAAACAAATTTAGAAGTTTTTTCATCAAAAAGTGAAATTGTGATTGTAATTAGCGATTATGAAGGTAGCCATTTTATTGAGCTTGACATATCAACAGCTATATCACTTAGCAAGGAGTTAAGAAAAGAAATTAATATAGCTAAAACTTTTAACGAATATGAATAACGAGTTGAATAGTTACGAGCTAAGCAGAAACTTTATAAACTTTGCTTTTGATAATCCTGAGAAGATAAGCCCTAACCATTACGCTATTTATTTTTTTGCGATAGAGCATTGCAATAGATTAGGATGGAAGACTAAATTTGGCTTTCCTACGATGATGGCTTGCGATGCAGTAGGCATAAAAAAGCCTCAAACTTTTATTAAGTATTTTAACGATTTAGAAGACTGGGGTTTTATAAAAGTAGTAGAAAGGTCTAAAAATCAGTACTCAGCTAACATAATTAGCTTAATAAGTGCTACGCCAAAAAAAGGCGAAGCAATGGATAAAGCAATGGTAAAGCACGCGGCAAGCAAGGGGCAAAGCAATAGCCCTATAAATAAACAAGTAAACAATATAACAATAGAACAAGAAATAGATAGCAGTAAACTGCTTACTCTTTTTAATTCTCTTTTAGGAAAACAAGCGAAAGTAGTAAACGCAAAAACTAAGACTCAGATAAAACAAAGGTTAAAAGAAGGATACACCAAAGAGGATATTGTAAACGCTATACGCAACGCAAGCAAAGACCCTTTCCACATAGAATCTAATTATAAATACCTAACCTTAGAATTTTTGACTAAGCCTGAAAAGCTCGATAGATTTGTAAATATGGGAGACTTTAAAATTAAAACGCAAATCCTATGATAAAGTCAAGCAGCGAAATTTTAGACCAGCTTATGAGCCTCCACAAAAACGGATTACCCGAGGGAAGCAGAATAGGCTTAAATTCTTTTGATAGTCAATTAACATTTGTTAAAGGTGGGTCTACAGATATAACGGGCTACCCTTTCTTCGGTAAAAGCCTTTTTTTAAAGGAGATAATGATGGGTCTTACTTTAAACCAAGGTTGGAGGCATTGCGTTTATATGCCTGACGATGGCAGCGATACAGAGGTAATATCTAACCTAATGCATAAACTAACTGGCAAGACATTTCAAAAGGACTATCCTAACACAATAACCGAGAAGGAAATAAGTAAGTATAGTACTCAACTTTGCGATAGCTTTAAGTTTATCTCCGCAGAGCATAATATAGAGCCTGAAGCCTTTTGGAACTACGCAAAAGAGAATAAATGCACCTCAGCAGTTATAGACTCCTGGAACTACTTAGCACACAAAGGCGAGCCAACTAACGCAGACTATTTACGTAAGATACTTTCTCTACGTAACCGCTTTATGGATATAAATAAAATGCACTCGTTTATAATTATTCACCCTAAAAACCCTGACCCGAAACAAGTAAAAGACGGCTCAGTAAAGAAGCCAAGCGTTTACGATTTGATGGGAGGCTCTGAGTGGAATAACAACGGTAGAAATATAGTAGTAGTTCATAAAGAGTCAAAAGACAACCACCAACCGTATAAGATAACCGTAGATAAAGTTAAGCCTAAATACTATGGAGAGCTTGGAGAGTGCGTATTGCATATTGACTGGGCGAGCCAAAGGTTTTACGAGTTTGACCATATCCACAACACAAAGAAATACGCCTACGCTACTGAAGAGATAGTGATAGACCCAATTAAAGATATATTCGCAGTAACTAACGACCAACCTTTTTAAATTATGACAGACCAAGAAGCTAAAGAGATTTTAAACAAGCCAGCTATCTGCAAAGAGGCGGAGCGTTCAGTACGAGATATGAAGATTAAGCTCGCTAAATACTCAGGCGATAAGACCGAGCAAACTAAGCATTTGCAAAACTTAGATAATTTGATTAACTTAGCTTATAAGCAAGCCGTAGACATAGACGCTTACGAGGAGTTGTTAGCTACTTATCTATTTAAGATGGGAGAGCAGCAAGCCAAAATAAGAGAGTTATGCGAACTAAATGCGATGAGTAACAAAATAGTAGAGCTATAATTATAAACTAATTGTTAACAATATGAATCACTTTTATACTTCAGACGATGAGCGAGTATCCAAGAGTACAATAGACTCAAGAGTAAGAGATGCAAAGAGTAACGCACTAAGCGAACAATTTTGGGAATTTGGATATAACTTTTGCACCGATTGCTTAAGCTCTGCTGGTAGATTAGACTGCTCGCATACGATAAGTGTAGACGAAGCACAAAAGACTCGTAGAACAGAATTAGCGTGGGACGTAGATAATATAAAAGTAAGGTGCAGAGATTGTCATATTAAGCACGATAGTAAAAGTAGAATTAATGAAATTAAAAAATAGTATGAAGGGGTTAATTCAAGTAACAGCCACCAAAGGAGGGCGTACAATAACAAGCGAGGTCTTCGGAGATATGGGAGATAAAGAAACGTTATTCGGTCAGCTTATGAACCGACATAAAATAGTACACAACGAACGCCACTTATGGAAGTTGAGTAGCGTAGTAATAAACGAAGAGGTTAACCTATGACAAAAAAAGAACAGATAGCCCACTTTGGTTATATAACGGGCGAGATGGAGAAGGTACTATTTAGCAAGGGAGACGACTACGCTAACACCGATAGACTCTCTAATTTTAAATTAGCTGGAGCAATTACTGGAGGGAACGCAAGTACTAATTGTTTGAACCTAATCTCTACTAAAGTAGCAAGGCTTGGAGTACTTCTTAATTCAGACAAAAAACCAAACAACGAGAGTATCGAGGATAGCGTATTGGATTTAGCTAATTATAGTGTACTTTTGTGGATGATAATAAACGAAAATAAATAATAACAAAATGGAAAAAACAGAAAAAGTATTCGCAGACGGTTTTATGTTCAAAATGAAACCCGATTCTCCTGAGTGGGTAGTAGGTAGCTTGAGCCTAAAAGCAGACGAGGCAATAGCCTTTATTCAAAAGAACACCGATAAAGGTTGGGTAAACCTAAACGTTAATATAGGCAAATCAGGCAAGCCTTACGTAGAGCTTGACACTTGGAAGCCAACGCAAGCGGCTGCAACTTCTCCAGACCCTGAATTTAATTCCGAAGGGCTACCCTTTTGATATTACAAGAGATATATTTCGATAAGAGCATTCGAGATTATGCTCTTAAATTAACAAACAACACCCAAGAAGCCGAGGAGTTAGTCTCTTTGGCTTTTGACATTTGTAGCCATAAGCCGCCTAAAGAAAATATGAAGGGGTATTTTGCAATAGTAATGCGGAATCAATGGTTAAAAAAATGTAATAAGACAGACCCGTACTGGGCAATAGAAGAGAGCGAGAGCGAGGATATAGAAGACGTACTCTCTAAGATGAGCCATTACAACGCTAATCTAATTCGAGCCGTTTATAACGGAGATACTCTTATCAAAATACACAACGAAACCTCTATAAGCTACCGCAGCATTAAAAGCGACTACAAGAAAGCAAAAAAAGAATTTAAGATAATGTACGAGAACAAAACCAAAATAGCTATCGTTATGAGTACGGTTAGCGGGGTAAGCTATCACCGCTTAATGATGCCACTCGTTAGACTGAGCCAGGACTACGGAATAGAAGTAACTTGCTTAATTAATAACGCTGACGATTTTTTAGAGAAGCTTGACGGAGTAACCCACGTTATTTTTAATCGTAATATCTCCGAGCTTATGAAGCCTGAAGAGACTATCTTAATTTTAAAGGCAAGAGGTATTAAAGTTATCTGCGATGTAGACGATTACTGGGTATTACCTAAAGGACACCCTTTGCAATTATATTACTCGAGGTCTAATATGGCTAAATGTATTTTAGCAAACATCAAATTTGCGGACGTAGTATGGACTACCACAAAGATTTTAGCGGAGAAAATTAGACCCTATAACAAAAACGTAGAGGTAATTAAAAACGCTATTGACCCTAACGAAAAACAATTTGCTTACGAAGATTTGTCTTTAAAATTTGATACTTTCTTTTACTCAGGAGGCAGCACCCACTTAAAAGATTTAAAGCTATTAGGTAACGCTTTCGATAACGAATATTTAACCGTTAAAAGCCCGAGAGTACCTAAGCGAATGAGTCCAATACTTCAGCAAGTTAGCAGCATACAAGAATATGCGACAGAGTATCAGCATTGTGGTATATGCATAATACCTTTGAGAGATAACCTATTTAACCGATGCAAGAGTGAGTTAAAGATGATAGAGGCTGGACACTTTGCCAAGCCCGTAATGGTCAGCAACGTAATGCCCTACAACCTACTCGCTACTAATAGCAATAGCCTGAAGGTACAAGGTAATGACTGGGCGGCTGCAATAAAGAAAATAAAAGGTAACTATAATATGCAGATAGAGTTAGGACTAAAGCTAAAAGAAGACGTTAAGAGCAAGTATGATATAGTAAAAGAAAACGCAAAAAGACTTCAAACATTATGAAATATACAATAATAAAAAGATACCGAGACGCTGAGAGCGGAGCAGTATTTAATTTAGGCGAACAGATAGAGCTTAAAGACCAAAAGAGAATTAAAGAACTAAAAGCAAGCGGGTGCATAGAGTCAGTAGCCAAGCGTAAAAAGAAATGAGCGAGGAGCTTGAGAGTCAAATAAGGGTCATAGTCAAGCAACAAGGCGGAGGTATAAGCCCGCACCTTAGAGCAGAGTTCCAAAGGCTTTGCCAAGAGGATTTCGCCTACCGACCTGACATTACTTGCGGTAAGTGTATATATAAACATAGCGTTAAGCTATTTGATAAGTATTTAAAATGAAACTAACAGAAATAAAATCAAACCCTAATAACCCCAGGGTAATTAAAGACCATAAATTCGAGAAGCTAAAAAAGTCTATTAGCGAGTTCCCTAAAATGATGGAGCTTAGACCTATGGTAATAAACGAAGATAATATAGTCTTAGGCGGTAATATGCGTTTAAAGGCGTTAAAAGACTTAGGATATAAAGAAGTACCTGAAGAGTGGGTAAAGCGAGCCAGCGACCTTACAGAGGAGGAAACGAGGCGTTTTATAATTGCGGACAATGTAGGCTTTGGAGAACACGATTGGGAGATGCTTGCTAACGAGTGGAATACTGAAGAGTTAGAGGATTGGGGATTAGAGGGGTTTCCGTTTGAGGAGGTTACAGAATTAGAGGCAGAAGAAGACGACTACACCGAACCCGACAATATACAAGTAGATGTAGTATTAGGCGACCTTATAGAGATAGGAGAGCATAGGTTATTATGTGGGGATAGTACAAACTCAGACCAAGTAGCAAAGCTAATGAATGGACATAAGGCAGATATGGTATTTACAGACCCTCCATATAAAATAGAAACAGAAGGCGGATGTAAAGGAAGTATCGGTCAAGGATTAAAAAAACAAGGAGATAGTATTGAATTTATATCAAACTTTGAACCAACTGAATTTTTACAAGTGCTGCCATTAATATTTCACAAGAATAAACTAAACGCATATATATTTTGCAATAAAGAACTATTGCCAGATTATTTAGTATGGGCAAGAGATAGTGGTTATTCTTTTAATGTTCTTATATGGAAAAAGCCAAATGCTATTCCAATAGGAGATTCACATAGACCAGATATAGAATATTTGCTTTTATTTAGAAAGTCCGCAATATGGAATAATGGACTAAAGGATGTTAATTATTCAAGATGTTTAGAGTTTGGTAGAGAAAGTGGATTACATCCAACAATGAAGCCGATAGAATTAATTGCTAATGAAATGAAGATTAGTTCAAATGAGAATAGCTTAGTATTTGATTTTTTCTTAGGCTCAGGCTCTACAATGGTTGCTTCACACCAACTTAAACGCAAGTGTTACGGAATGGAATTAGACCCTAAGTACTGCCAAGTTATAATAGATAGAATGAGCAAACTTGACCCTTCTTTAGAGGTAAAGATTAACGGAGTAGTTTATAATAAATAACCTTACCAAACCTTACGATATGAAAATAACAGATGAACAATTTTTCGCAGCACTTAGAGAGTCTGCGGGATTATACGCAAGAGCAGCAAGGATTATAGAGAAAGAGTACGGAGTAAGCTATACAAGGCAATCAGTAAAAGAGAGAGCAGAGAAACATCCCGAAATACTTAAGGATATAGAAAGCGAGAATCACGATATAGCCGAGGAGGGTTTGCACTCTTTAATGAGGTCTAAAAATGAGCGTATACGTTTTCAGTCGGTGCAGTTTTACCTAAAGACCAAAGGCAAGGATAGAGGATATATTGAACGCTCAGAAATACACCAAGAGACTACCTACAAGAGCTTAGATATTAATATTATCGATACTGGCGTACCTTTAGCGAGCAGCGAAAAAGATATAGTTGATTAATACGGGTAACCTATATCGAAGCAATTATAACTCTACTGCGGACATCGTAGTTAATCAAGGTGGAACATCATCAGGAAAAACTTACGCTATACTCCAAGTGCTATTTTCAAAAGCAATAGCCGATACTTGCACGATTACGGTAGTAGGTCAAGATATACCTAACTTAAAAGTAGGAGCGTTAAGAGACGCGATAGACATCCACAACGCAGACGAGGCTATCAAGCAGCAAGTAACTTTCTATAATCGCTCAGATAGAGTATTCACTTTTAAGAACGGCTCTATAATCGAGTTCAATTCTTACGACAACGAGCAAGACGCCAAGAGTGGTAAAAGGGACTATCTATTTGTAAATGAGGCTAACGGCATACCGTATAACATCTTTGAGCAGTTAAGCCTTAGAACTCGCAAGCAAGTATATTTAGACTACAACCCCGATACGAGCTTTTGGGTTCACGACAAAATAATACCTATGCCAAACGCTGAGTTAATAATCTCAGACCATAGACATAACCCTTTTTTAAGCGATAAGATAAGGGAGAAGATAGAAGCTTTAAAAGATAAAGACTTAGACTTATGGAAGGTATACGCTCGAGGGCGTACTGGCAAGATAGAAGGGCTTATACTTAAAAAATGGTACGTACTAAACGAAAGCTTTGAGGATAAGAATTTAATTGGATACGGTATCGACTTTGGTTTCACTAACGACCCGACTACATTAGTTGAGGTAAGGCTGCAAGACGGCGAACTATGGGTAAAGGAACTAATCTACGAAACGGGGCTAACCAACAAGGACATAAGCGATAGAATGGAGGCTTTAGGTATAAGCAAAGGGGCTTTAATAGTTGCAGATAGTGCCGAGCCTAAAAGTATCGAGGAGCTTAGGCGTTTACGATGGACTATTGACGGGGTAAAAAAGGGAGCAGACAGTATAATGTTCGGAATTAACTTGCTAAAAGGTTACTCAATTAACGTACATTCGTCAAGTAAAAACTTAATAAAAGAGCTTGAGCAGTATAAATGGAAAGTGGACAGAAACGGAGATAGTCTTAATGTCCCGATAGATGGTTATAATCACGCTATAGATGCTCTCAGGTATTTAATAATGCACAAATTCAGTAAGAAAGGTTATGGAACATATAAAGTTATCTAAAATGACGGTAGGGCAATACCAGCTATTAAACGAGATAGACGGAGAGCTACCCGTAATGGAGCAGAATATCTACGCAGTAGCAGCGATAAAGGATATAACCTACGAGGAAGCAAGTAAGGTTAAGCTAAAAGACTTTGCAGTAATGATAGCAGAGTTAGGAGAGTTCAATATTAAGCAACTGGAGAAGCTAAAAATAAATAGCAGAGTAATACTTAACGGAAGCGTTTACCATATTGAACACAAACCCGAGAAGCTAACGAGCGGTCAGCTATTAGATATAATCAATATTAGAAGCAAGTACCAAGGCGAAGGTGTAAAGGTTATGGATTTACTCTTAGCAGCTATAAGCAAGCCTGAAGGCAAGAACTACGGAGACGATAACCTCAGCTTAAACGAGCGAGCCGCTTTAATAAGAGGTATGGAATTAGACAAGGTATGGAATATCTTTGTTTTTTTTTGGAATCTTTGGAACGACTACTTGAACAATACAGAGGACTCTTTGAGCAAGTGGATGAGGGACACTCTGAAGATGACGCGGGAGATTTTGGGCAACGATGGGGACTCTTTAGCATAATAGACGCTATGGCTAAACTTCATAACATAAGCATAGAGCAGACGACCAAACTCGGAGCGATTGAGTTTTTAAATTGGTGGGCTTATATGGTTGAGAAAGCTAACTACGAGAAGAATGCAAAATAAACTATACGCTAATTTAGATAAGTACTGGCAGACGGTTGTAGATGACTTAGTCCAATCCTTAAAAGACGTAGGTAGGTATGCAAGCGGTAATACTGCTCAGGCGATAGGAGACGGCAACGCTCAACCCGTAGCAATAACCGCAAACGGATTTAAGATTACGATAGCAATGCCTGATTATTACGAGTACTTAGACGAGGGCGTAAGCGGAGCTAAAAACAATACGGGTATATCGAGGTTCAAGTACACAAATAAAATGCCTCCTATAAAAGCTATAAGAAAGTTTATGCTTAATAGAGGTATAAACGCTCCAAGAACAAGTAACACTAAATCAGGTAAACGCCAAGACGCTGAGAAGATACGCAACGGAATAGCCTTTGCAATAGCTCGCAGTATATTTAACAACGGAACAAAGCGAACCGACTTCTATTCTAACGTAATTAACGATAAAAAGCTAATAGCCTTCGAGCAGATGCTACTAACTCAGTATAGCAATTATGTTATCGAGTTAATTAAAATAATTTAATTATATTTGTATCTTCTTAATTATATTAGTGTTTGACATTTTACTAAAGGACTCGGGCTTGTAAACCTTATGAGTCCTTTTTTATTTTAGGGCGTATATAGGTATAATGGCTATTACTATCCAAAACCAACCAAACCAACTACACGTAAGACCAGCCTTTGCTCCTATTGAGTATTTATTAAGCTCAACAAGCACCGCACAACCTGGATTTAAAATAGTTTGTAAAATATATCTTAATCCAAGCGGAGCGAATACACTTATAAGCACTCAGCAAATAAACGTAAGACCTTCGACTACTCAAGCTATACTCAGCATTCAAGACGTAGTAAAGTCTTTTGCCCCAGTTTATAGCTATATGACTAAGCAAGCGTCTAACGTAAATAACGATACTTTAAACCAATTTAGAGTAACCTTTCAGGAGTATTACAATGGTGCTTTGCAAGGCTCTATTTCTACTTCCGATACAATATACGCTTATAGTGCTTCACCTAAGTACATCCAATTTGCTACAAACGAATGGTTATCTTATTACTTGAGTTCTTTTTTTGCAAATAGAAAGTTTTTAAGTGGATTCGATAATATAATACCAGTAATAAACTCTTTTAAAAGTTCAGACCCTTGGCTAAAGGTAAAAAGTACGCAAAAAGTGCAAGTACAATGGCTGGAAAGGAATGTAACTTTGCCTTTTAAAATGTGGTTTAAAACATTAGACGCTAATTTTAATCAAATTTCTTTAAGTATTTCTGACCTTGGAACTTCGACTGCATCTTACAACGGATTTAACGTAGGAAGACAAGAGGCAAATTCAAGTAGTTGGAATACTCCAATAGTTTGGACTAATGCAAAGTATTATGCAGTAGGCATAGTTGACGATGCTACCAGCGAATTAGCTTCTTATTGTTATCTATACGAGTTAGACGAGTGCGATACTAACTACACGCCTTACGAGCTGCATTGGTTAAACCGTTGGGGCGGGTTCGATAGCTTTGTATTTGATGGCAAGAGCAACCAAACTACTCAGGTAAATAAAACTTTTGCGAAATACTCGCCTGATAGGATAAGCGGAACGAGTTTAAACTACTCTACCTCTGCGCAACGTACGAGAGCATTTAATACGGCTACAAGCGAGATTTATAGTCTTAATAGTAGATTACTCCAAGACTTCGAGGTAAGTGGCTTAGAAGACCTCGTAACGAGTCCCGAAGTTTATTGGAGAAGCGAAGCTGGATTTGTAAGCGTAAACGTAAGCGGCAATACCTACCAGCACGCCAAGAGCGAAAACGGATTAGTGTATAGCCTTGCCTTAGATATGACGATTGATAACTCAGATGAACGTCAATGGTAATAGAGCATATTATAGCGGGCTACTCTATACCGCATAACGAAGGGGCTATACCTCTAACCAAAGAGGCATACGATGTAAACAACCCACAGAAGAGGCTATCGGATTACTCTAAAACTATTACTATACCTGAGGGTAAGTTAGTAAATCAAATATTCGAACACGCTTTCGATGTAAACGTAGATTATCAGACTTTTAATCCTAATTTAAAAACAAGCTATCAGATACTACAAGACGGGGTATTAGCAATTGACGGGTACTGCCAACTATTAGCGATTAAAGACGTAGACGGCTTAGTAACTTACGAGATAGCCGCAACTGGTAAGGTAGGCAACCTATTTGAGAAGATAAAAGATAAGTACTTACAAGACTTAGACCTCTCAGCTTTAGACCATACCTGGAGCCAAGCTAACATAGAGGATAGCTGGACGGCTACAATAGGCGAGGGATACGTTTACCCTATGATTGATATAGGAGGGCGTAGTAGGTATACTATTTGGAAAACTCAAGAATTTAAACCAGCTATTTACTTAAAGCAATATTTAGACGCTATAATCTCTGAGGCTGGGTATACTTACGATAGCACTTTTTTAAACACAACGCTATTTAAAAGTCTTATAATTCCTTACGGAAGCGGTAAGATACTTTTAGACAACGCTGCTATATTGTGCAAGGAGTTTAGCGCTGAATGTATAACAAGTTATTTAGTTCAATGCCAAAGCATAAACGACCCAGCTAATTTAGCAGATAGTATTTTAGTCTTTGACAAAGCGGACTTTATCTCTGATTATTATGCTCGAGTAATAGCGGACGGTGGAGTATTAGAAAACCAAACTTGTTTAGAGGCTGCATATCCGAACGAATACTTTAATACTTGCGAGGACGAGTATAATAGTACAACTGGTATTTATACAGCTCAAGCAGATAATAAAATAAGCCTTCAGGGAGTTTTAAACTTTGATTTAATTTATAACGAAAGTAGCCCGCTTACTACTAACTATTTTAACTCAGTACCACACTTTAGTTTTAAGGCTTATGTAAACTGCTATGTAGTTTTAAAAAGAGATTTAAACTACTCTATTATACAAACGCTGCAACTTGACGTAACCCAAAACGCAATAGACAATCCTTTAGCTGGTCCGTTTTCTTTATTACCCAATAATTCTATAACTTATATTACTGGAGAGCTTGATTTATTAGAAGGAGACGAAGTATTTTTATCAATTGGAAGCGTTAAGTATTCGGGTACTTTTGGTGGACCAAATATAATTAGTTATACAAACGATATAGACTTTGAATTTAGATTAAAAACGGGAAGCACTTTAGCGTCTAAATATTTAGAGACTGAGCTTGGAGTAGGCGAAACTATAATAACTCGAGTAGTAGTACCTAAACAAATTAAGCAAGTAGATTTATTCAGTAGCGTTATAAAGCGTTTTAACCTTTATATAGATTACGACCCTTTAGACGATACTAAATTAATTATAGAGACAAGAGACGACTACCTAACCTCTGACAAAGTAGACATAGAGCAGATGGTAGATAGGTCAAGAGATTACCTTATAAAGCCTTTAGGAGCGTTAGACGCTGGTAGGTTTATATTTGCAGACCAAGAAGACAAAGACTCTATAAACGATAACTATAAGAATATCTATGACGAGGTTTACGGACAAAAAATAATAAACGTAGATAACGATTTTGTAACTTCAGATAAAACGATAGGGACAATATTTGCACCTACTCCGCTTTATTCCTCAGACGATAACGATAGAGTTATATCGGCTATGCTATTTGTAAATGAAAATGGACAAGTTACAGAGGCAACGGCTAAAATTAGGCTTTTATATTGGGGTGGATTATTACCAACGCAAAAGCCTTGGGCGTTTGAAAGCAGCTTGAAAACTTCTTACCCTTACGCTGGGCATTTAGATAATCCTTACGAGCCTACCTTCGATTTAAATTGGGGAGTACCTAAGCAGCTTTTTTACAACTTTAACTACGGCAAGGTTTACACTCTCAACTATCCGAATACTAACTGCTATAACTTCTTTTGGAAAAAATATATAGATGAGATTACGGATAAAAATAGCAAAATACTTGAATGCTATTTAGCTCTAAGACCTTACGACTATAACGAGCTTTCCTTTCGTAAAAACTACTATATTGACGGTAGCTACTGGAGACTATTAAGCGTAGTAGATTATGACGCTACAAGCGGACAGACTACAAAGTGTACCTTCTTAAAGGTAGAGCCAAAAGATGCATTTATAGGAGAGATTAAACCAGTATATGGCGGCATAGATACTTATGAAGACGGTAACGATTTGCCAATAGGAAATACTTTAGTAAAGCCTAACAATAATAGCGGACAGACTCAGGATAGTTTACAATTTGGAGAAAGCGTAAAGGGTGGTACTCGCTCGCTTATCGCCTCAGATAACGTAAGCCAATCCTTAAACTCTGTAAATGCGTTAGTTATTGGGAGTGATTACTCAGAGGTAAACGCTGACAACGTAACTATAATTAACTCACCTTACACTAACGCTATACGACCTGATGAGACTTATATAAACGGGCTATTTGTAGAGAAATTAGCCTCTATCGTAGTACCTACTTTTGTACTTGAAAACTTAACGCAAGGTCTTGAGGTATTACCTCCTTTACCTGACAACGAGTTCTATCAAATAACAAGGGGTTATATTAGACTAAACGGAGACCCCGCAATGACTGGTAAAAAATTAGAATTCCAAGTATCAGTAGAAGGACACTCTTTAGCAAGCATAAAAGCAGCGTTTTTTAATACCGCAGATAACGTAGGATATATAGACGAAGACGCTCACTTAGAAGCTGACATCCACTTCGGCGAGGCTATAATCTTAAAAAGCCCCACTACTGATATGACCTTCCCAAGTGGCGAAACAACTTTAACAATTAACTTAGTATATAGAATTATAAAACTATAATGGCAGATAAAAAAATAGCCTTAGACTTAGAGGTAAATATAAAAAAGGGTGATATGACCCTGGGAGAGTTAAATAAACAACTCGAGACCTTAGGGACGACAATAGACGAGCAAAAAGAAATACTTATAGAGTTTGAGCGTGAGTTATTAGAGCTTGAGGCTATACAGTCTAAAACATCTAAGACAGACCTCGCAAGGCAAGCCTCTTTAAAGGAAAAAAGCGAGCAGCTGAAAGGGGCTATTAAAGACCAAAAGCTATCTATAAAAGAGTTAACAACTGAGAAAAATAAAGCTGCTACTGCGTCTAAGGACTTAGCTAAAGATACGGCGGGAGAAGCTGACGCAATACAAGCTCTTGACGGAGTTACTGGAGGGGCTGCTACTAAGTTCCAAAATTTAAGAGGGGTATTAGGTAAAGTAGCTAACTCTTTTACTACCTTAAAAGGTGCTATCGCTGCTTCAGGCATAGGCTTATTAGCTCTTGCAGTTGCTGCGGTAGGTGCTGCCTTTACTTCAAGCGAAGAGGGTCAAAATAAGTTCGCTAAACTTATGGGAGTTATCGGTGCGGTTACTGGTAACTTTGTAGATTTATTAGCAGACTTAGGAGAGAAAATAATAAAAACTTTTGAGAATCCTAAAAAAGCGGTAGAGGATTTTTCTAAGTTAATAAAAGAAAATATAGTAAATAGATTCGAGGGTCTTACTGAGTTAATACCTAAACTTGGAGAAGCTATTAACCTACTATTTAAAGGTGAATTCTCTGCGGCTGGAAAGGTAGCAGCCGACGCAGCTGGAAAGGTTGCTCTTGGCGTTGAAAATATAACCGATAAAATAGGCGGAGCTATTGAGAAAACTAAAGAGTTCGCAGCCGAGCAAGCTAAAGAGGCAAGACAAGCGGCTAAGGTAGCCGATATGCGAGCTAAGGCGGATAAGATAGATAGAGACTTAATAGTAAGCCGTAGTAAGTTAGAGAGTCAAATAGCTAACCTAAGATTAAAAGCAAGACAAGAAGACCAATTCTCCGCAGCCGAAAGGAGAGCCGCACTATTAAAAGCTCAAGAGTTAGAAAATACCCTACTCGACTCCGAAACAAAAGCATTAATACTTAGGAGAGATGCCATAGTTTTAGAAAATACCTTTAGTAAGACAAATAAAGAGAATCTAACTAAAGAAGCTCAAGCGAGAGCTGCGGTAAATAATCAGGTAGCCGCAAGGGCTGGAGTGGCAAGAGAGCTACAAAGAGAGTTAAACGCTATTAATGGTCAAATAGAGGCAGCAGACGCAGCTACTAAAGCAAAACAAGAGGCAGCCGATAAAGAATTAGCAGCGGCAAAAGAGGCTATACGTCAAGGCTTAATAAATACAGAGGCTCAACGTAGGCAAGAAGAGTTAGACGCAGTAGACAGACAGTATAAAGCCTTAATAGAATTAGCTAAAGGGAACGCAGCCCAACAAGACGAACTGGCAAAAGTTCAACAAGCTAAAAAAGAGGCTATAATTAAAAAGAATGCAGACGCAGACGCAGCCGCTGAGAAAGCCAAAACAGACAAAACCCTAAAAGAGCAAGAGGATTTAATTAAGAGTCTTGAAATTAAACAAGAGCAAGACAAAAACGATTTTGAAATACGCAGAGCTGAGGTAGATAGAAGAGAAAAAATACTATTAGAAGACAAAACACTAACAGACGAGCAAAGGTCTAATTTAGAAAAACAATTCGCCGCAGAGCGTTTAAAAATATCTAACGAAGAGGAGGTCGCTCGAGGTAAAATATTTGAGCAAAGGCTACAAATAGCTGGTAATATATTAGGGGCTATTAATGGACTTACTCAGGCGTTCGCTAAAGAAGACGAGGCAAGCCAAAAGAAAGCTTTTAAACTAAATAAAGCCTTCGGTATAGGGCAAGCTATAATCTCTACTGCGGTAGGTATAAGCAACGCTTTAACTGCTGGAGGTAATCCTATAAAGTTAGCAACGGGAACACAATTTGTAGAAGCTGGAATAGTAGCAGCAACTGGAGCGGCTCAAATAGCGACGATAGCAAAAAGCCAATTTGGAGGTAATACAAATATAACGCCACCTCCACCAACTTTAGGAAGCGGCGGAGCTGGAGCAAGCCCAATAGGATTTACTCAAAACTTAAATAATACTCAGATACCTACTACCAAAGTAATAGTAACCGAAACAGACATACGCAGAGCTACAAGGAATATAGACGGAATCTATAACAAAGCCGTAGTCGTAGAGTAACTAAGCAAATAGCCGAGCTACAAAGTTATCGTACTCGGCTTCTATGCTGGTTTTATTAGTTAAAGTAGTTTTATATTTTGAGTCTTTGTAGGTTATAGTAATCCTTAGACTATCTAAACGCTTTACGTACATCTCTACGAAGCAATCCTCAAGAGCGGGTATAAACTCGCTGAGGTTTTTAATCTCTATCTTCATAAGTTTCTTTGTAGTATTGTTGACCGCAGTTATCTTCATCAATCATTGGACTTTGATTATTATAACCATTATGCCAAGCGTCTATCTTCTGCTGTATGTCCATTTCTTTGGCATCTTTATACGCTTGTAACATATCATTACCGATAAAGTACTGCATCCTTTGAAGTTCACTAAAGAACCAATCGACTGCTGTTTGTTTTTTATTGCTCATATTATTTTTTTTTAGTTAATCCATCTTTCCAACCTCGCATATATTCTGCGTGATTCTGCTGCTTCTCCATTTCTTTGGCTTTGTTATATAAATCTCTAATTAAAACATCCATATCTCTTTTTTGTAATTCTTCAATTAACCATTCCACTGCCGTTTGTTTTTTATTGCTCATAATTTTTCTATTTCTTTTTTAACTTCTCTCCAGTATGCAGAATAATTTGTGTAAACAAGAACTTCCTCAACTAAAATCAATGCGTTCTTAATGGCTATTGAAGTGCAAAGTAATTCGTTTCCACACTCTGTATCTTCATCCATTAAAACCACCCTAAATTGGTTTACTAAATCTTTTGCTTTTTCTTTTGGTGTCATAAATCTATCTGTTCATTTAATTCCATAATTGCATCATCAATTGTACTTTGGTGAAATCCTATGCACTTCATTAAGTTGGTAAAGGTTTCAAGAATTTCTGTTGCGTTCAAATTGTCTTCTTTTGTTTCGATGGAGTACGTAGCCCCGTAATGTTTAATTGTGATTGTCATTTTTTTTATTATTTTATATTTGATTGGGTATATTTTTTTACTTTATTCCAATATTGCAGCGTTTGGGGTATATTCTTACCATTATAACCTCCGTTCCAAGTCCTCGCTATCTGCTCATCGCTTGCTCCTTTTAAATGTGAGCGTAGTATATTAAACATCTGAATAGACTTAGCCTTACTCCATCGGTCTTTTAGCTTAAAGCTATCTTTGCCAAGTAATCTATTAACCTCTCTAACCATTATAGGGCGTATTTGCAAGCAGCCTACGGCATCTTCTTTGCAATTATAAGCCAACGTATCGCCTCCGCTCTCTACTTGTATGATAGCAGCTATTAGAGGGTCTTGTATTATAGGCTCTTCCACTTTATCGTACCACATAGAAGCGGTACAAAAAAAGCTAAAAATCGGGAATATTAAAAGTGTATATTTCATAATTAAAAAGGGGAGGTTTTACGCTCCCCGTAGTTGGTTATTTATCTTACAATTTTACTTGCAGTAATTGTAGGAGCCATTGAATAACTATCGTACCTTACGTATTCTGTATTATCGTAAATATTTATTTTTTTGCTAAAGGTTTCAGTACCTTTAAAACGCTCAAAAGTTGCAGTTTTTGCAGTTCTTTTAGTGCAAATAAACATAGGCTTTAAATCGCTATCTCCTATAAATCTCATTTCGTATACGCTACCTACTTCAAATGTGCTTCCTGTGTTTGTGTTTGTGTTTTTCATTTCTTTATCTTTTAATCTGAGGCAAATATAGTATTACTTTTTAATACGCAAGCTATTCATACAAAAAAGTTTTTTGCCCCTTATTTATTCCTATCGTATATACCTATTGAATGGATTTGCCTTTTATCGAATTTAAGCTAAGTGATGACGTCGAAGGACTTCAAGCTATAGCTTTTGTAGACGCTCCCGCTATTGGTTTAAACTATCAGGCTTTTGCTCCTCATAAATTTGAGGTAATAAACGAAGAAAAGAGAATCGTTATGGGTGCAGCTATGATACCTGACCTACCTATCTATCGTAGGGACGAGAGAGGCGAGTACTACGCTATATTTAGAAAAGAAACTATAAAAGCGTTAGTACAAAAGCTATTCAAAGAAAACAAACACAACAATTTTAACGAGCAGCACAACGCTTTTAAGATATTAGATGGTGTATATATCTACCAATCTTTTATTACTGACCAGGAGCTCGGCATTTTACCACCTCAAGGGTTTGAGAACGTAGCAGACGGAACTTGGTTTATCGCTGCAAAAGTAGAGAATGACGAGGCTTGGTCTAAAGTCAAAGAAGATGGAATATTAAAAGGCTTTAGCGTTGAGGGTGTTTTCGATTTAGAACCGTACAAATTTAAAAAAATGAATAAACTAAACTTAGATAGCGTAATCAGTACGCTAAAGTCTGTATTTGCAGACGCAGAAACTGAGGTAGTAGCTGAGGAAAAAACCTTCGGCGAAGCTGCTTTAGTAGATGGAACTATCGTTAAATGGGAAGGCGAATTAGCTGAAGGAACTGCTCTAACAGTAGTATTACCTGAGGGCGAAGTTGCAGCACCTGATGGTATCCACGAAATTACAGACGGTACAATAATCGAGACCGCTGGAGGCTTAGTAGTAAATATCCAAGCGATGAGCGAGATAGCTACTGAGGACAACGAGTTCACTTCTGAGATGTTAAACGAAATGGTTGAGAAAGCTCTTGCGAAATACGCTGAGGCTTTTACTGCTACTTTGGAAGGCGTTAAAGCTGAGAACGAAGGTCTTAAATTAGAGTTAGCTGCTATCAAAGCTGACAAAGAAACTTTAAGAAACGAGTTTAGTGCAACTTTAAGCAAAGTAGGTACTGAGTTAGAAGAAATCGTAAAAAGTGAGGCGGCTACCTCTTCAAAGCCACAAGAATTTAAAGCACAAAGTAGAGCTGAAAAAGCGGCGGCTATGGGTGCAATTATCAGAGCAAACAAATTAAAATAAATAAACAAAAATGAGCTTTAATGTAGCCTCGTTGACAAACTATGTTAACGAACAATCCACAGACTTAATCTCGAGATTATACTTCGAGAAAACTTCAAGCGACTATTTTACTCTACAATCTGGAGTTAAAAAAACTGACGCTTTACACTTATTAGCAGTTACTGCATTCCCACAAGATGGTAGCGGATGTTCTCCTACGGCTTCAGGCGACGTAGTATTCTCTAACAGAGATATTACAGTAGGTCAAATCACTTACTTCTCAGGTTTCTGTATGAAAGACCTTATTCCTAAGTATACTCAAATCTTATTGAGAGCTGGTAACGCTGAGACTGAGGATATGGCTTTCGAGGCTGAGGTTGCAGATTCTATAATTAAAACTATTATGGAGCATAACGAGGTAGCAGATTGGCAAGGTGACACCGCAAGCGGTAACGTATATATTAACAGATATGACGGTCTAATCAAAATTATCGACGCTGCTACTACTGCGGTAGATGGTAACACTACTTCAGCTACTGCGATTACTTCAGGAGCAAGCGGTAACGTAGATAGCTTAGTAAACGCAATGGCTAACGCAAGACCAGCGAAAGTAAAGTCTGCACTTAACCAAGTTCTATTCGTAGGTCAAGATACTTTCGACAAATACGTAGACACTCTTAACGCTAAAAACCTATTTAACGTAGACGCTACTTCTTGGGCTAACTACTCAGTATCTATACCAGGTAAAAACATCACTCTTGTAGGTGTTGTAGGTCTTGACGGAACAGACAGAATGTTCTTAGGAACGCAAGAAAATTTCTTCTTAGGTTTTGATTTGCAAAATGATGAGGAAGAGTTTGATATGTGGTACGAGAAAAAAGACGACAAGGTTTACTACCGAGTTAAATTTAAGAGAGGTTTACAAGTAGCTTACCCTAACGAAATCGTAGAGTTTACTTTGGCATCTTAATCACTAACCATAACAATTTAAAATATAAATATTATGGCGTGTGATTTAACCCAAGGATTTACGGTAGGATGCAACGACTCAGCGGGCGGTATAGCAGAGTTTTACTTTGCTAATATTACTACTGACTTTGCAGTAGCAAAAAACGTAAGCGGCGAGGCTTCAGCAATAACTGGAACTGGCTTAGGATACTACAAATATGAGTGTACAAATGCTCAAGGAGCAGCTTCGACTATGAATGATAACCCAACGGTTAACTCTCAGAACGGAACAAGCTACTTTGACCAAACTTGCACTTACGTACTAAATAAAATGGACTCAGCGAAACGCAATGAAATTAAATTGCTTTCAAGAGCTAAACTTTCTGTAATCATTAAGGACAATAACGGTACTTATTGGTTAATGGGAGAGACTAACGGCGTTCGTATGACCGCTGGCGACAACGGAACGGGTACGGCTTTAGGAGATAGAAACGGATACTCTCTATCTTTCCAAGGTCAAGAGCCTGAGCCGATGGCAGTAGTGTTAGACGGGGCTTTCCCATTAGCATAAGAGTAACTAAACTCTAACAATATAGCCCACTACTTAGCGGTGGTGGGCTTTTTTTTTACACAATGGACATAATCACAAAAAACACAACTAACTATATTTATACTAATATCTCTAACGAGGTTGAGTATTCGTATTACACTATGACCATTGAGGCGGCTGAGTACACCGTCAACGTCACTTTAGACGTACCGCAAGGCGTAAACGGAAGGTATGTATACTTTATCTTAAAAGACGGCGTAGAAGACCTTACAAACGCTACAATAGATTTGCCTAATAACGGCGATTACCCTTACAAGATTATAAACGCTGAGACTATCGGCGGAACTACTGGAGTAGAAATACACCGAGGAATATTAAGACTAAAACAATTGCAAGAAATAGTATATTCGTACACAAACGAGGAAACAACGATAATTTATGAATAATCACTCAATTATAACCGAGTTTGCATCGGCTGAAATACCTAAATTCTTAGAGAAAAAAAATCAAAATATAGTTTATTTTGGTGTAGATAACATCTACCCCTTTGAATTAATTGATTTATATAACGATAGCAGCACCCACAACGCTATTATTAACGGTAAAGTAGGTTATACGGTTGGCAACGGCTTATATTCTGAGGACTTAGCTACTAAAAAATGGCTTAGTTTTGCTAATATAGACGAAGATTGGACAAGTTTACTTAAAAGAATCTCTTTAGATTACGAGCTTTTTAATGGATACGCTATTGAGGTGATAAAAACTGGAGTAGGCAACCAATACCACCATATAGATTTTGCTAATATAAGAGTAGGTTTAGACGGAGGGCTGCAATATTCGGACGAATGGATAACCGATAAAGGGACAAGAAACGGTAAACCTAAAATACAGTACTTAGATAGGTACAACCCAAAAGACCAAGAGCAAAAGAGAGGCGTAATTTACCACGTAGATTACAGACCAAACCTTAAATACTACCCTTTACCCGTATACGTTGGCTCACTTGCTGAGATAAAGACAGACGTACAAATAGGCGATTACTGGTTAAACGAGGTAAAAAATGGCTTTGTAGGTGGAACTTTAATTCAGCATAACAACGGAGTACCCGAAACCCAAGCAGAGGCTAAAGAATTTGAAGAGACTTTCCAAGATAAGTTCGGTAAAGCTACGGGAACTAAAATAGTACACCTATTCGCTCCTTCAAAGGAGAACGGAAGCGAGATAAGCAACCTTAACGGCAACGACTTGCACGAACGCTATTTAGAGATGAGTAACCGAGTAAAAGAGTCAATTTTTATCGGACACCGAGTAACTAACCCTATTTTATTTGGAGTTAAAGAAGCTGGGCAATTAGGAGCAAGAAACGAACTTGACTTAGCATACGAGATATTTACAAATACGTATATTGCAGAGCGTCAAAATACACTTTTAAGAACTATTAAAAAATTAGCGTTCTATGAGATACAAAAAACGGATATAGAGATAATACCTCTTAAGCCTATTGACACAGTAGACCTTACCTCTGACATTATTTTAGCTAACCTTACAAGAGCTGAGATAAGAGACCTAATAAACGCACAGACGGGCTTAGAATTAGCTGAGGAGGTAACCGCTCCCGTTGCTCCCGTTGCTTTATGTTCGCACTTCTCAGACGATAGCGACATAAGCCACTTATTTGATAACATAGGCGTAAGCGAAGACGATTACGAAGAGATAGGAACTTTCGATATTCACTTCGACTCAGACGGTAGCCCGATGGAGTTTGCTACTACTGGGCAAGGTATAATACAAAGAGTACTAAAAGCTATTTTAACCAACCCTTTAATACAAGCAAGTGGTATAAGTAGTGCTTTAGAGCTTACCTTCCCTGAGTTAATTACTTCAATAGGAATATTAAAAGACTCTAAGCTAATCGAGATAACTGGAGAGGCTATAAACTTAACGCCTACGGGTAAGAAAGTAGCCGAGGTAATAGATGTACCACAAACAGAGGTTAAGTATAAGTATACGCTTAGAAGTGACGCTCCAGCTTTAAAGACTGAGTCTCGAGATTTTTGCCGTAAAATGATGAGCAAAAGAAAGCTATACTCTAAAGCCGAAATAGAGCTTTTAAGAAACGATATGAAGTCGAGCAGTATTACAGACGTAACAGACGTTTGGTTAGCTCGAGGAGGTTGGTATCGCAAACCTGAGACAGAAACGAGTATTCCTTATTGTAGACATATTTGGAAACAAGTAATAGTAAGAAAAAAATGATATTAATAGTAAGCCCCGCATTTGTTAAGGAAAATACCGTACTAAACTACAACGTAGATGACGGATATTTGAAGCCGCTAATAGATAGCATACAAAATACTTTCGTTAGACCTATTTTGGGAAGTGCTTTATTTGACGAGGTGCAAACTCAAATAAGAACTAACACCGTATCAGCTCTAAACGAAATATTGATAAAAGAATATTTACGAGACGCTTTAAAATGGGAGGTTTGCCATAAGTACACTCGCATAGGTACGTATAAGCTAACTAACAAAGGAGCGGGTACTCACTCAGGAGATAACTTTAGTACTTTATCTCAGCAAGAGCTTGTAACGGCTAAAAATATCTTTAAGGATAACGCAGACTTTTATCGTAGAAAACTAAAATTATACCTAAAAGCTAACGAGGATAGTTACCCACTTTACAAGACTCCGCCAACTGGAGACGATGTTGTAAGACCTGAGATGGACACTCAATGGCGTTCGCAGTTTATCCTATGAAAACGCTAACGATTAAAAATATCTTTAGTATAATGCAAGGCATAGCGTCCGAGCATCCACAAATAAATACTATTTTAAAGGGTAATATTTGGGACGTAGATTTAACTAAAGATGTTACGGGAGTTTATCTAATTTATGACGTAGTGAGTATAGCCCCTAACGGCTTTAACGGCATAGATTACTCTTTAGACCTTTTTATCTGCGATAACGTTACGGAGCTTAATACCGCTACTAACGAGGTAAGCGTACAAAACGAGTGTAGCTTAATAGCCTTAGATATTATGGCAATATTTGAGAACTATAATAAGGCAGACTGGGCGGATAAAGACCTAAACTTAGTACTTAATAAAACTTGGTCTATTCAGCCTTTCGCTGAGCGGTTCGATAGCTTATACGCTGGAGCTGCTATTAATATGTCGCTAAGTACTTCGTATTCTTACGCGAGATGCCAGCTACCCGTAGAGCCTTGGATACCAATTTTAAACGCCTATAAAAAACGAATAGAGAACGAGGCTTGCTTAATCGAAAACATACAATACCTAATCTCTAATTAGCACCAAAAAACAATTTAAAATATATATATAAAATGACCACTCAAGAACTTCAAATCAGTAGAAACGGACAATATTACGTAAGCGGTGACGTTACTTTTACGGCTGCTCAGCAAGTAGCCTACTTAGTAGTTAACGAGGCTGCGGTATTCGCGAACCTTACAGACCTTGCAGACGTAGACCTAATCGCTCAAAGTAATATAAGCGGAGCAACCCTTTCGGCTGGAGTAATTATCGCTCCAAAAGGCGGCTCTTTTATCAAGAGAGTGAATATGACAAGCGGCTCGGTATTAGCTATTTTTGCATAATGTACGGATACGGGTACCAATATAGTAACGTACTAATAGGCGGAAGTATAGCACCCGTATTATTTGCTGCGTTCAGAGAGAGAGTTATAGCCGATAGCGGTATAGTAGAGAATAGTACTTGTGCTATTAGATTTTTAAATGAAATAATATAATGAGTTTTTACGATGATGCAAGCCTAATAATGTTCCCTTCGGGCTACAAGGAAGATAAAATATATAGTTTAAAGCCAACCGATGGAAGTGGCGATTTAACCTTTACAAGAGCAAGCACCGCAACAAGGGTGAACGCTGAAGGGTTGATTGAGAAGGTGCGGACTAATCTACTGACGTACTCAAATACTTTTAGCAATGCGGCTTGGATTAAAACAAATCAAGGAGTTGGTTCTGTGGCAGTAGTGACACCTAACTACACTACTGACCCTTTTGGCGGCAATAACGCTTGGCGATTTGAATGCAATTTAAACGGAGGTACCACAACTAACGATAGGTCTTGGATGCTAAATACATTTAGCCCTTTTGCTAATACTACCTCGTCTATTTATATAAAATTAAATATTGCTGGCTCTAAGACAATTATTTTGTCCAATGGCGGTGGAGATGTTCAAACCATAACAAGTACCGAATGGGTTCGTATAAATATTGTGACATTGGGGTCAAGCGGCGAATTTAGAATTGGTTTGATTGGAGGCACTGGTTCGTCAGATACTTTGGATTGTTCTATTGCGTTTGCTCAAGCAGAAGTTTCCGATGTAGCAACCGAATACATACCCACTACTACGGCAGCGGTAAGCGTTGGAATGCTTGCAGACGTTCCCCGAATAGACTACACTGGCGGTGGATGCGGCTCTTTACTTTTGGAGAAGCAGTCAACAAATTTGGCTTTCCCAAGTGAGGATTTAACCGCGTTAACAACGGGCGGAATGACAAACACCGCCAACCAAACAATAAGCCCAGACGGAACGCAGAACGCGGATAAATCAACAATTGGAACCACGACAAGATTTTACGATGTTATTACCGAACCAATAATAGTTGCGACAATTGGGACAACATACACAACTTCATTTTTCGCCAAAAAAGGAACGGGCATTGAATCAATTTATTTTTTCCAAGGTGATGGAATTAGAATTGCAAAATTTAATTTAAATAATGGGGCATATATTGGACACTCCCCAAGTGATGGTTACAATGCTTTTTCTTCTTATAGTTCCCAAAGTTTAGGAAATGGTTGGTATAGATTTACGGCAACTTATACCGCAGCAACCACAGTGGGGAAATTTGTAATAGGAGTAAGCACAAATACTAATAATTCAGTTACTGCAATTTCGGGCAACGGAACAGATTTTGTTTATGTTTGGGGATTGCAATATGAAATCGGAAGTTATGTTTCAAGTTACATCCCTACCGTTGCAAGTAGCGTAACACGCTTAGCGGATAGTGCAAGCAAGACGGGCATTAGTAGTTTGATAGGGCAGACGCAAGGAACTTTGTTTGTTGACATTGATGTAATAAACTTAAATCCATCTAATGTTAGTAGAATAATACTAAGCGATGGTA